CTGAGGGAGATCCGGTGAGGGTGGGAGGCATCCGTACGTAGTCGAAATCTACCCTTACGTACTTGGTGGTAGTGCCATCGCCTACGTAGTGGGAGAAGCGCAGCTTCTGTTCCGCCACAAAGCAGGCATCGGTGGGAATACCGAAGGTGATCTGCGTGAGAGGGAACATGCTTTCCAGATTCTGCTTCGATATGACGTTGATCTTCTCCTTACCTGTTTGATAGGCACGCAGGGGGGCGGATATGTACAGAAGATCAGCAGGACAGTCGTAGGTGAGCTTATATGCCTTAAAGGCAACCGTAGCGTTTGGACCGGTGTATGGACTATCTAGGACGAAATTAGTTGAACCAACCCCATGAGCAGATATGCGAAACATGTCCTGGGCAGAGGATGCCGTGCTGGTGCCCACAAACTTGATATTCCAGTCCAGCAGGGAGATATTGGTACCGAGGGGATCGGTGGGGATAGCGCTGAATGAGCCAGACGTGCCGGTTGTAAACACAGTGGCGGTGAGACCAGCGCCTATGCTCGGGAGAAGAGTGATCACACCAGGATAGGGAGCCCACAGCCACCACCAGGGAACGTGGGTATCCTCTGACTGTTCGAGGGTACCAGTTGCCAGCCCCGAGTAGCCTTTATTCAGATAGTCAAGAGCTTCGGATTGAAACTCAGATGTGCCGTCTATCGGCTCAGAGGCACGGCGGAGGGCGTCGTTCACAAGGTCTGTGGTTAAGACATACGGCATCGCCTATCTCCATAGAGCGCGCCGCCATCAAGCCATCGAGCGGGCTAGCTCTTTCATCTTATTGATCTTCTGTTCAACATCTGCCAGTTCTTGATGCTTGGCCTCTATCTCTTGGTCAAACTCCCTTTTGGTCTTTCTAGCCTCTGCGTCAGCCTGTGCAGATTGTTTCTGGTACTGCTTAGCGTTCTCCATCAGGGTTTTCTTCAATTCAGCTTCTGCCTTGTCTTTTCCCTGGATAGCGGCGGACTCTGCCTTCTTCAATTGAGATAGGCGAGCTTCGTAGTCAGCGGCTGTTGCGTTTACACTCTGCTTGATCTCATCCAGCTTTTCTTGATTATACTTGATCTCTTCCTGCAGATCATCCCGCCGCTGCTCGAGTTCCTTGACATGATTCTCCGCACCGGAGGCTTTCTTCAGGACTTCATCAAGCTGCTCGAAAGCCTGAAACTGCGTGCGAGAGCGAGCGACTATGTCGAGTGCTTCAGAGTATTCCATTAGATGAAGCCGCTCCTTTGTACTAGCGTGACTGTCAGGGCAGTGGTACCGTCACCCGCAGTTACGTTGGGTCGAATGTAGAGGGGATTCTCTAGGATCTCTTTCAGGCCCGCCGCTGTTATGGTAAGGGCGGCACCTGCGGGATCATGCAAGGGAAACCAGTTGGTATTGTCGTTGGAGCCTTCGATAGTGGCAGAGCCAGCCGCACCGAAGGTGCCGCTCACCTGTACGCACTTGTCATTGAACTGGGCGGCGGACTGAGGAGTCCCTGTGGACGGAGAGGCGAACGGCACAACCGCCCAGGTGGTGACATGAACACCCTTTGCGAACGCCCTAGCGGAGAATGCCGTGACAGTCATGTCCCGTTACCTTCTATTACGTTGGCGTCCAGTTGGCTCGTTCCGGGCTGGAACAACCACTCTATCCTCGGGGATAGTGAAGTGAACTGACTCTAGGGCTTGTGGGGATAGCTTATTGATCTCGCCCCAGAGCCAGGTCGGATAGTCTGGTGGGTCGATAAGAGGCCCGCCCTCACTGTACACCTCTCCGTTCTGGAGATAGCAGGGCGGGCCATTATCTGCGTAGAGGCGGACATAGTGATTGACGCGAGTGACCCTCGATTGGTCCGTGTTAGGTACTTTCTCGGTCACGTGGACCTTCGTGAGGGTCAAGGGCATCTATCACCATCCTTCTACGTTTGCATAGAGCGTACGAGTGGCAGCAGGTGCGACCGCACCCATCTCCACGCCGGTCGTACCGATCCATATTCGGATCTTGTTGTTTACAAAGTCGTACTTGTATTGGTTACTATCATCGGACGCTGCCTCAATATCTACGAGTCCGTCCAAGACGCGGACTAGCCCGAGACCTCCTGCGGAGGGCATAGGGACGCCGCCCGCTGGATAGGTGAGAGCGCCATCACCGAAGACGAGCTTAACGCGGAAGCGTTTCTTCTTCCCCGCTATGGACTTGCGTCCCACGTCCATCTGAGTGACAGCTACGTTCGCTGCGGTAAGGGCGACCATTTCTGACCTCCTATCAGGCGGCGAGCTGGGTCAGGGCTGCGAAGTTAGCAACCGTATCCCATCTGTAGTCGCCATACACAATGATGCTGCCGGCACCAGCGGTTGATGCCTGCGTCTGGTTGACTACAAGCCTGGCGCCGGGGACTAGCTCGAGATTGAGTTCAGGCGTTACGAAGCCCTTGCCCTGCAAGCCGGTAGCGATAGGGATAGTGAGAGTACCTGCCCAGGCGGTAACACGGCCGGAGGCAGAACCAGCAGTTGGCTGCAAGTCGAAGCTGATGATGCTGGAAGTCACAGTCAGGGCGGTCGAGATCATAACCGCAATCCGCCTGATACGGAATGCCACAAGGCCCACAGGGAGCCAAGCGATATCGCCCGTACCACTGAATACGCCACCCGCGCTGGTAGCACCATAGATGACTTTTTCGTCTTTGGTATCAGTATATGCCACTTGACTCTCCTGTGTGTCTTGTTCGCTCGACCTTGCTCATGTCACGTGGGAATCGCCACCAGTTAGGTGGAGGTCACATGAAGTACACGAGCCTCACCAGCGTTAGCGGTAGTCCAGACAATGCCAAATTCAAGGATGCCGTACCAAGCAACTCCTTTACTGCGGCCGTAGTCGGCAGGGATGGCCGCCCTCAACTCGGGCGTAAGTACCTCAGCCATTGCGACTGCGTCCTCACCGAAGACAACTCCCTCGCCGCACACTGAGTTCAGGCCGATCTTCGAGAGTGCGGTAGAGTGGTTGGTTTCGATGAAGCGGATATTCTCAATCCGCCCTACCTCGGCATTATACTTAGCCTGAGGATCGGTATACTTATGCCATTCCTCCCAACTAGGATCGCGCTTGATACCCCTCAGTCCGAGGGTACGGAAGATGCCGATGTAGTCATCGCCTTCAGCGGGGGGACACTGGAGGGTATCGAACATGTAGTCACGAATTTCCTCACAGTGGAACACGTTCATATTCTCAGTAGCCTGAGCCGGAGCGGTTCCGTTGGTAGCTATTGTCTCCGACGAGAAGCCTGTGATCACGTACTTGATTTGGCCGGTCTTGAAGGCCGCCGCTGCCTTTGCATCCAGCACCAGTCTCATTTGATCAATGAGCTTGTTCTGAATAGGATTCTCGATATCGAAGAAAGAGAGATCCTGAGCGAAGGAGGTGAACGGGATCGCTCGCCCAATCTCCTTCACCGTGATGCTGGTGGTAGACAGAGTGAACGAATCCTCGGGGATACGCTCGCCTTCCACCAGGTTTGCACTTGTTGGCTCGGCAACATTGCTGATCCGAGTCAGGGTGACATTCTCACCCATCTTCTTGCCGAAGCCCTCAACAGGCCGAACATGATCCATCATAACGGAACGAGCAACAGCAGCCTCGTATAGGCGTTGTGACAAAGCGTGCTGTTTGAACGTTCCAGTCGGCGCATCGAACTGCCACTGAAACTGTGCCATTTGTTAGAACTCCTACCGGGTTGCTGTCCTCGCGTTGGCCCGGAGCATCTTCCTATCCCTGATAACAGAGGATAGGGATTTGACAACCTCCTGCCTCGGCGCTTGCTGCTTGTTGCCCTGGCGGGAAGTGCCCCCGCGAGTTGCACCTTCTACGGTAGTGCGGCGGGCCTCTCGCCGCTCATCATCTGGAACCACGGTCTTGACGATGGTGTCGATCTGCATCCTGACTAGCTGGGCAAGCCGGTCGCGGGATGCCTTAGGGTTGAGGGCAGCAACCTCTTGGATATTGGCACGAAGGACGCCCTTGACGGTCTCATCGAGGGGGGCGAGATCCTTGTGCTCTGTGTAGAATTCCTTGAAGTATTGATCTGTCTTGCGATCCGCCTGGTATTGGGTAGTGAGTTCCTGGCGGACCTGCTTCTTGAGATGCTCACCATACTTGAGAAGGGTGCCGCGGGGATCGGCGAAGAGAGTCTTTTCTGCGTCCGCCAGCGGATCTACCTCTTCCTCCTGCTGGTTGGTGGGCATAGGTTGAATGTTGCGATTCTGAAGGGCACGGAGTTCGGAGAGTTGGAGTTCTTGTGCTCTCAGAACAGCGGCCACATCTTTCCGTACGCGGAGACGCTGACCGCCGACTTGAAGTTCTTCTTGCTCATCCTCTTCCTCTCCCTCCGTCTCATCTTCCTCAGAATCTTTATCTTCGCGGTCTCGTGGAGGAGTTTCATCCCTGGCCCTATCGTTCATGAAGGTCTCAGTGTCACGATCGGCATCCCCTGTGTTGGGGAATCCCATGCTTAGGACTTCCGCCTCGGTAGCGGCTGGCTGAGGGATGTAGTCTTTCGAGTCCGCTGCGTCTCTCTTCCTGCGAGCCATTCTACTCTCCTGGAGGCGGGGCATCGCCTTCGTTATAGGTTTTCAGTTTCTGTTCCCCCTTTATGCTAGACTGCACCTTTTTAGCGAGACGGCGCATACCTGCGATCTCTCCCACCCTCGCGAACACCGCCTCAGATGTCAATTTACCAGATGCGTAGTCGGATAGGATTAGATCTAACACATCAGATTCGGCACTTATTACTTGGTCTACGAGGGTCGAAAGAAGGAGAGTCTGGATCGACTGCGCCACTATTGTTTGCTCATTGGATCATAGTCTATTTTTGAGCCATCATAGCGAATAGTTATAATCCTACACATGGCGCAGGGCATAGTTTTACCATCCCCTAACACGTGATCGCAGAGAGGAAGGCTCTGGCAGATAACAATCTCTCTATCATCCAAACTTTCTGACATCGCCACTGTATTCGATCCCGTTAGGTATCCAGAGATGGGCACTCTTGTGACGCCCTTCCAACACTCGAATGTCCTCCGCCGCGATTGCCACCAGTTCCAGGAGACCGTCGATCGTCTTCTCATAGAACTGCAACCGCTTATCGTAGTTCATGGGCTCTATACGCTTACGGTTCTCGTGGAACCATAGA